GAAGCCATATTTACTACAACCATCTGGCCAAAACTTAACTGCAATCATGGACTCAATAAATAGCAAAGTAAATTCTATAAATAGAATTGCACATACAGGAGCAGTAAGAACTCAAAAGACAGGAATAACATCTGGTGTTGCATTACAAACAGAATTTGAATTATTAAATGCTAGACTATCTGAAAAAGCTGACAACTTACAAATAGCAGAAGAACAACTATTTAGACTATATGCTTTATTCCAAGATGCTACATTTGACGGAGAAATTAATTATCCTGATTCATTTAACATTAGAGATTACGCAAGTGATCTTATGTACTTCCAACAAGCTAAAGCATTAAACATTGGCTCTCCAACATTTGCTAAAGAAGTTGATAAAGAAATAGCTAGAGCAGTTGTTGATGATGATAATAAACTAAATCAAATATTTGATGAGATAGACCAACAAGCAGAAGTAGGTCAGTTCACACAAGACGAACCAGCACAAGAAGATCAAGAAGTAGAACAAGAGCAGATATAAAAAAGGCGACCATATAGATCGCCTCTTTTGTTTTGAGTAATTAATTAATTAAAATGAAAAATCGTAATATGCTTTTCTATGACCTAAAGTTACAGCAGTACCACCTTTATTCCATCTATTAGTTTTATTATTCCACCTAACAGGCTGGTAAATTTTCATTATACCATTTTTAGTTTGTACTTTTTCTGATTTTAAATAGTGAACAGTATTTTCAATATTTGGAGTAAATTCATAATCTTGATCTTCACTCATACCATTTTCATCTATTCTTTTGTAATCATCAGCTTGTACTCCAATAATTTCATAACCTTTGTTTTTCCAATTATTATGAACTACACAAACAGTATATGGTTTTCTATCTGACCACATATATTCAGTTCCACCTAAACCAACTTTAACTTCATAGTTTAATGGAAAAGCAGAACAAGATTCTGATAATCTGTTTATGATACTTCCGTATGATTGTTTTTTACTTAATTGTATTGTTTGCATTTCTCTCTCCTTTGTTTATTTATATATAAAATTTATAAAATATTGATATAAAGGTCAAATAAAATATAACCTAGTAAATGCTAGTTTTTTGATGGAACAAAATTAGAACAAATGGCAGATAAAGTTAAAAAAGCAACATTATATCGAATCAAGCAAATAGAATTAGCTGAAGCTGAATATTATAAAACATTAATTGCAACATTAGATAGAATAGAACGAGAAGTAGTATCTCTTGCTAGTAGATTACCTTTAACAGATGGTAAGTTAATTGAACTACAATCAGCTATAGCAATTAGACCACAGATTAAAGCTATTCTTGAAAGAGAATATTTAGCATGGTCAGACACAGTTGTTAGAGAGGGTTTTAATAAACAAGCTAAACGAATTGAAAAAGCATTTAAGTTAATTGGCAATATACCACCGGAGTTTCAGGAATTAACAAAAGGCGATCTAGCATTAATACAAAATTTAAAACAACAATACTTTACTCAATTTAAAGATGTATCAAATACATTTACAAGGCGATTATCAGAAAAAGTTTATCAAAACACATTAGTTGGTAGCGAGTTTGCAGTATTAGAAAAAGAACTAAGACAAACAATCAATGGTATCTATGCTAGTTCAGATGACCCTGAAATAAATAGATTAGTAGAATTTGTTAATGAGAATAAGTTTGTGGAGTCTCAACAATCAGCAGTTGATAAAGCAGTTCAAACATTACAATCTAAATTTGCTAGAGATAGGGCTGGAGAAAATATGAAAAGATATGCTGGTCAAATATTAAACGATTCACTAAGAGATTTTGATGCAACATTAAACTTTAACAAATCTCAAGACGCTGGATTAACTTTTGTAAAATATTATGGAGATGTAATACCTACCACTAGAGATCATTGCAGAAATATAATTAATGGAGTATATAACAAGAGGAAAAGTGGACTTTTCACAGTTGATGAAGTCAATGCACTTTGGACAAGTAGAAGTTGGAAAGGTAAAAAATCTGGAAACCCTTTAATTGTTCGAGGTGGTTATAATTGTCGTCATCAATGGTCTTATGTCAATCCTGATTGGTATGACAGTAAAGGCGAACTAATAATATAACTAGGAGAAAACAATGTCCGAAGAACAAACAAATGTTGCACCAGAAGTTGCAACTGAAACACCAAAAGAAGAAGTAAAAGTTGAAGAAACAAAACAAAATACTTTTACTCAAGAACAGTTAGACAACATAATCAAAACAAGACTTGAAGCAGAAAAGAATAAGTATGAGAAAAAACTTCAAGAAGAAGAAAAACAAAAACAAGAAATCTTAAAACAAGAACAGTTAAAAGAAGCAAAAACTAAATCTGATCTTGAAAAGATTATGCAAGAAAGATTATCTGAAAAAGAACAAGAACTTGCAAAAGTTAAAGATCAAATCAAAAAAGAAAAAGTAGATAATTCAATACTTTCTATTGCTAACAAAGAAAAATCTATTAACGCACAACAAGTTGTAGCTTTGTTAAAAAATGAAGTTAAGTACAATGATGATGGTAGAATAGAAGTAGTTGATAATAATTCTAATGTACGATATAACGCACAAGGAGAACTACTTACAATAGAAGATCGAGTTAAGGAGTTTTTAGATAGCAACCCACATTTCCGTCAAGGGTCGTTGTCTGGTTCAGGAAGCCAGAGTGCTATTGGTGGTAAAACTGTTAAACCTTTTAATCTACAGGACTTGGACTTAACAAAGCCAGAAGATCGTAAAGCCTATGCAGAATATAGGAAGAAGCGAGATTCAGGTGCTGTTGAGATTAACTTAAAACAATAAAACTTAATAGGTAATAAAAATGGCAAACGAAAGCACAAGTTCTACTCTATCGGAACTATACACAGAGATAGTAGCAGAGGCTCAATTCGTAGCATCTGAAAAATCCATCATGAGAAACTTAGTTAAAAACTATGCTATCACGGGTGGTGGAAAAGCAGTTGAAGTTCCTGTTTATGCTCAAGTATCAGCATCAGCAGTAGCAGAAGCAACTGATCTTTCTAATACAGCAATCGACCCAAGTTCAGTAACTATTACTGCATCTGAGGTTGGTGTTATGACTACTCTAACAGACTTAGCAAGAAATTCAGCACCTAGAAATGTTGCTGGAGATATTGGTAAATTGTTTGGAGAAGCATTAGCTAGAAAACAAGACGCAGACTTAATTGCATTGTTTGATGGCTTCTCAACTACACTAGGAGATGGTACTGGTGCTATTTCTCCTGCGGTAATTTTTAATGCTCTATCTACTTTAAGAGCAAACTCATTACCAGCTAACGAATGTGCAGTTGTGTTACACCCTAAAATCGCTTACGATCTAAAATCTGGCTTAACTAATACTTTTGCTGGTTTAGATACAGAGAACTCAAACGAAGCCCTAAGATCAGGTTTTGTTGGTACTCTTGCTGGTATGCCAATATTTGAAACTTCAAACATGGCTAATACAGGAACAGCTGGTGATTACAAAGGTGGTGCTATGCACAAAGACGCATTAGCAATCGCTATGATGCAAGATGTTAAAATCGAAACTCAAAGAGATGCTTCTCTTAGAGCAGACGAAATCGTTGCTACTTCAGTATATGGTGTTGGAGAAATCCATGATTCATATGGTGTTGAGTTACATTACGATTCATCAATCCAATAATAATTGGATATTTTGTGAGGGTGGGAAACTGCCCTCGCAACTAACATAGGAGAATAAAATGGTAAAATTAGTATTATCAAATGAGAAGATGGTTACTCTTAAAAGAGGTAACAAAACAATCACTAGAAGTCAGTTAGATTATGAAACTAATAAAGTGATGTATGATTTTAGAGGTTTTAAACCTGAGCAAGATGTTGTAAAAGAAGTTAAAGAGGTTGTTAAAGAAAATGTAGTTCCTCTAAAAAAGAAACGAAAAACAAGGAAGAAAAAAGATGAACAAGTGGATTTGGAAACAAACTAGAAAATGGAGTAAATGGGTTTGGAGAAAAGCTGTTAGCAACCCAATGTATTCTATTCCTCTAGTATTAATAATTGCTTATTTAATTTGGAAATAGATTATGGCTAATTATACGGGTGCAGATGTAATCGTTGCTGGAGATGTAACTAAGTATCAACCAGATGCGTTTGATTTTGGTATAGCTTCAACTGATACAGAAGCAGTTAATTTCTTTGCACAAACTACTAATGATATTTTCAGACAATTAAGAATAGAATGGTGGCCTGTATATAAAACAAACATATTCACAGATATTACAGTTTTAAATACTGCTGAGATGGTCAATACAAAAGTTAATTTAGATCAGTTTGAAAGAGCTGGTGTTTATTTATTTTTAGGAAGATTCTTTTTACCAGCATTAACTAAATTTAGACCAGAAACAGAAAAAGATAGATTTGAAAGAATGGCAGAATATTATATGAGCCAATACAATATCGAATGGAGAATGATATTAGAAGATGGTGTAGAATATGATGTAGATGCTGATGGAACTATCATATCTAACGAGAGAGAATCTTTACATGGATTTAGAAGATTGACTAGATAATGGCTTTAGATATTAAGATCAAAACTAATGCCAAAGCAATACAAAAAAGATTTAAAAGACTAGAAAGTAAATTTCCATCTATTATTGATAAAGGTATTTTACAAGGTGGTTTTCAATTATTAGATATTATAAGAACTAAAACTAAAAAGGGTGTTGATTTTAATGATAGACCATTTGCACCATATTCATCAGGTTATTTAAAAAAATTAAACAAAGAGGGTAAATCAACAAAAGTAGATTTATTTTATTCTGGTAGAATGTTAGGTGCATTAACTCCATCTGGTAGAACTGTTAAGAAAACAGGAAAAAATAAAATATCTATAAACTTTAGCAATTCACAAATGAGGCAAAGAGCATTATTTAATCAGGTGCTAAATGACCCTAAAAGAGAATTTTTTGGCTTTAACAATAGAACAGAAAAGATTATAAACAAACAATTCAATAAATTTGTAGAAAAAGAATTAAAGAAAATGAGAATATGAGTGTAAGAGAAAATATAGCATCTAATTTATTATCAGTTATATCTGGTATATCTAGCCCAGCAATTAAAAAGGCTACTAGACAACCTTTTATTTTAGATGAATTATCTGAACAACAATATCCAGCAGTAATAGTGCAAACATCAGAAGAAAATAGAGATGATGTTGAATTAGGTTCTGGTGCTAGAACTAGAACAGGCACTATAGACTTTGTAATACTAGGATTTGTTAAAGGTGCAGAAGTTAATATAGATACTAAAAGAAATGAATTAATCACAGCTATTGAAACTGCAATAGAAACTGATATTACTCGAAATGGTAATGCACTTGATTCTGAAGTTATCCAAGTAGAAACTGACGAGGGTTCTTTATTTCCTGTTGGTGGAATAAGAATGACAATTAGGTGTATGTACGAATATCAAGCTGGAACACCATAGGATAAATTATGAAAAACGAAAAACTATTAGATAAAATATCTAA